GACGAAATTCTAAAAGTTTCTACATTTTTGGTTGGGGTTCACGAATTTGGACACCTACTCGACCAAGTTGGTGATTGGCGTAATTCAACAAATGCTTCAAATAAAAACTATGGGAAAGGTTTAAATTCCGCCAGAGAATTTCGTTTAGCCGTAGCAGAATTGTCAGCAATTGAATCCGGAATGAGTTCTCCATTTATGGAAGATATCTCGGATATGTACGCAACGAAATTTGTTGTTGACCAAGTAATGGATGCACTACAAACAAAAATGGCACACGATGCAATGCTGCGAGATGTCCCCAAAATGATTGAACAAAGGGAAGAACTTGATGCAAAAATAAAAACTTTCAATGAAAGTATTTCCTCTTCAATGTCTGGAACAAGTGAGTTAGATGTAAGAAATAGCATGGACAACGCTCTTTCGCTTGAGTCCGGCTTAGATTCTATTATAAATTCAATTTTGAGTTCAATACTCAAACCAAGCCAAGACGAGTCGTTGGAGGTACTCCAATCAATGCGGGCAACTTTGTCAATGATGGACAGACAGCTTGTTCAGGCAGAGGAGATGATGGAAAAGTTTCAGACCAAGCTGCAGAATATGGTGCCAATTCTCAAATGGCTGAACAAGCAAACATTCGGTTTTGACAGAATGCATTATTTATTGACGGATATTTTAACTGGTAACAAAAATGCAATAGATGAGTTCATGCAAAATTTTGCTGGGGCCATTTACGGAAAAAGGGATTGGTTTGACGAAAATGGAAAGTTTGATAAAGCAAAATATGTTGCTTCAGTAATTGATAAAGTAAATGACGACGGTCTTTATCAGCAGCTATTAATGTATGTAAACGAGCTAATGGTTAGACAAAACAATAATGGTTGGAAAAACTTTTCAGATGAAGAAATTGCTTCTATCTCTGCACTATTGCCATATATATCCATCTATGCTGGCCCGGCATATTACCCCGGCACAAAACCAGCAAAAAATTATGCGGCCTCGAACGCCGAGGGGTACGCAGAGCTGCATGTTGCAAAAATGCTTGAAGGTGCTGATTCGCTTGCACAGTTCTCGGAACAAGAGAAAGACCTTCTTGATAGGCTTCACTCAGAAATGATTGAATGGGCTACAGGAAGCAACAAGGGGATGTAAGATGGAAGACACGAGTAAAAATAAAGACAGAGATTTCGTCGAATTGCTTGACAGAATAAAAAATACTCCAATAAAGGAGTTGATTGAGCAGAGCGGGTTTGACGGCACGGTTGAGCATGGTCAGTTTGATGAAAAAATAGGAATTGTTGACAGATTTTCAAACAACTGGCAGCCGGCAGATTCCACTAGGGAAAGAATAAAGAACCTGCTCGTTAGTGAAATTTATAAGGATTCATCCGAGACAACAAAAAAAATAATTAACTCAATTGAAGCCAATAGATTAATGGATGAAAAAAACGACTACCTTGAAGCAAAAGACAATAAAATGAATATTGGAGAATCGCTTCTTTTGGGTGATTCAATGATTGAGAAATTAAATAAAGTTTTAGAAAAAATCAATAATTCGGAGAGTCAAGACAATGAATGAAAATAACTACATACCTGACCGCCTTGTAATAAAAAATCTTGGCAACACATCAGAAAAACTTGCCGTCCCACCAGATGCCATACCGCAGGAAAGAATCACTGGAGACCTACTAAGGGGCCGTGGTCCAAGACGTGGCAACCTTGAGCGACTCTTGAGATACTGGCGACCAATTATGAAAAAGCCAGGCGGTTTCAGAAGATGTAGGGTTATTCTTGCTGACCACCCAGAGCTTTACCCGCTGAACAATATTTGCGCATGGCTTCACCATGAGACCACAGGCCTATGGCCAAACGAGGGTTGCCATCATCCAGGCATGAAAAACTGCAGAAAAAAACTTCGTGGGATTGCAAAAGGCTCTATATGGAATGACCAAGAATTTGACGATAGAATTAAAAAAATTACATCTCGTGCTGGTCGAAAAACCGCAATAGCCTCGGGCAATACTGCAATGAATGATGGTCCGTTTGTTCCTGTGGTTACGAACGAAGACTGGGACCACGCATTCAAGGTGCTTGAACAATTCATATCCATGGAGCATGATTTTTCTAGTTGGATATCAAACGACGAAAATTGGGAACTAGAAGAATTTGATGCATAAAAAAACCGCCGAATGCGCTGCGTGCGATAAGAAAAGTGTTACCAGAAATAGAACACTAATGCCAGCAATTGCTGTTACGCGCCCAAATGTGGTCAAATGTCCATTGGTTGCAGTAACAGACAAACAAAGCGCAATTGAGTTTAAATGCAGAGCCCACATGTCCCTATCAAAAGAAAGTTCTATTTCGGTGAAGGCTGGTATAGCAAGCAGTGACAACCCAATTGGACAGGGAATTCAGTCACTGGTAAGCTCGGTTTTGCCGGGTGACCTAAAGAACCCATTGCGCTCTGCTGCTTGGTCAATGTTGGTGCCTGGTGGAAGTGGAATACCAAACCCGCTCGCAAGAGCAAGTGCTGGTGGTTTCCCGAAGCCTGAGCGTGGTTTTAGATGCCCTGAAGGCTTTCAGTTTGGCGGTAGGTTCACGGACAAGCTTTACACCACCTGTGGCAAAAGACTTTTTGAGCTAGCAACATCAATAGCTTCAGGTTTGCAGAATGTATCAGAACTTGCCTCAAGAAATACCCCACGAGAAATTAGTACAGCTGGGCGAGTCATAAAACCACTAATTGGAAACAATCAGGTTTCATTGATAAGACAGCCAAATATAATAATTCCAAAAGTTTCACGGATGAATTTTGATGCTTACAAAAAAGCAATAGCAAATGTTGTTCAGGAAATGAGACTGGTTTCGGGAAGTGTTTCAAGGATTGTGAGAAGGGATGGGGTTGTTTTGACCCCAGTTGTTTCTTCTCGTGTCCTAAGAACCGTTCCGGACAACAGGGATATGGAGGCCGCAGCCTACATCCAGAAAGTTGTATCCGCAAGCGAAATAGGCAAAACAGAGCTTGGAATGCTTTCAAATACCGGAATAAATAGTGTCATTTATGTTTTGCCAGACGGCTCAACGATTTCTCTACGCAAAAAAAGAAATCTTACTTCGGGCGAAAGAAGAAAACTTGGAAGAACGGTAGCTGATGCAGAGAGAATGAAGATGGGGCAGAATCCAGCTTCAAGACTTGAAATGATAGCGGCCGAAATGAACGGCGCAATCGCTTACGAACAAAAATTTGAAAACATAAAAAATCCAAATGATGTTATAGAAGTCCTTATGCCAGATAATAAAACAAAAAAACAAATGAGGAGATGGCATCACGAGGCTTTTATTAAATATCCAAAAGCTGTTTTGAGTGAAAGAAAAACACAGATAGAAGATGAGTCTGGTTTTGTTGAGTCTCTTTCTGAAGCCGTAAAGTTAATTAACTCTGGTGGACAAATTGGGAACATTCAGCCTCGCCTCCGGGGGACGGCACTTGCAAAAAGCAAATCCGTAGAGACTAGGAAAATAAACAACAGATTAATCGAACACGAAATTGGAAGACAGAAGATATATGAAGTCTCGCCAACTCTCGAATACGAACACCTCGGCGCGATGCTTTCATCTGAAATTCAATCACACCTAGGTATGCTTTCGCCGGATATTTGGTTTTCTGGAGAAGGCTCAAGACGAAGATACCTTGTTTCTTATCCAAACGACTCCGTTGCAACATCTCGCTCTACGAGAACAGCCTCAATGAACATGGCAAGCACATCCGATATGTCAAGACTTTTTATATCAGATTTGTTAACTGACTCCAAAATGAGGAATCCTTCTTCAATCTATACAATTCTAACTGGCAATAAAAAAAGAACTTTTGCAAGCCCCTCTATATACTCAGGACTTTCCGGCTCAAGTAGAAAAAATCAATCCGATAGAATAAATATGCCGATTGCCGCAATACTCCAGGAAAGTGATAAATTGACATATAAGGATTATTTTGAAAAACTAAGAAAAAACCAGAGAAGTAAAGCTTTATCAATGTTGGACGAATTGCTAGAAAGAGCAAGGTCTTTTAATTTTGACGATTTTGCAAACAGGGCATCAATTGATGGACAAATGAGCGAATCAGAAAAAAAACACATAGATATTATGAAGTCTTTATTTGAAGTTAGAATTAGAAAACTCTCAACATCAGTATCGCTTCTAAAGAAGTACATTGGGCAATCAAATGAGTAAATTCACGCTAATTAGAGATTCTGATACAAAAGTCCCATATGGCGCAATTGTCGTATCAAAAAATGGACCAACATGTATAGGAAATACAAGCCAGGCAGATGATTGGGCCTCATGGGCGAACAGGGCAAGAATAACCAGACAAGAAATCCTGGATTCTCTTGACTTTGGTTTGGATTTTGAAAAAGAGAAAATGCTCAACGACGAATCACTTTCTTTAATATCAGAAATACTTTCTCCTAAAACTCTCAATAAGCTAAAGAATCTTATTGATGAGCCTGTTTTAAAAATTGAGAAAAAATCCCTCCCTGAAGACATGGATGAATTCTCATCAGAAGCTGAGTATGAGCTCATATCTGAGTGGCCAATAACCGATGTGGCACTAAGTCTTATCGAGGTTCAGTTCAAACAAAGCGCCGTAAACTTCAAAGCAAAAGCATTTACATCAGATAAGGCCTCTTCGTCCCTCTTGCTTGGAGTGAAGGGGGTAAGGGCTGTGTGGGACCCAGACAGTCCAGGTGGTGGGTCCTGGAGATGCCCGCCAACTAGCGGAGACAGCGCAGGACAGTTCACAAACAGATTCGGACGAGGCTGTTTGCCAGGAATGGCTAGACGGCTCGGCTCAAGGCTTATAGACCTCGCTGGTGGCGACCCGAACACACCCCTTGGTGGACGTGGGGCATTGCTAGAAGCAAGAGGAGACCTTCGTTCTGCCCAATCACTAGCGAGAGCCTCAAGGACGCAGGCCAACAAAATTCGTTCACAACAAAGAAGAACAGAACGAAGACTTGCAAAACTTGAAGAGCCTATAGAAACCGACATTGTTGACACGTACATACCAAAGCCTAAAGCACGTTCAAATAGAAGAAATTCTCGTGCTGAAAGAATTGCTCGCTTTGCGGACAGGGTAAGTGGTCAAAGAGTTGCACCAAAATTGAATGAACAAGAATTTGATGAAGCAGATGTTGTTACTTCAAGAACAGCACGACGCGCAGAACAACGTTCTGGAGCCAGAGAGCAACTCTCCCTTCCTCCGGCTCCGGCCGATGTCAAGCCCGATGAAGACGGTGAAAATATTTTGCCAAGTTCAAACAGAAGAGTAAGAAAAGGCAAAAATCCAAAAATTTCTCCAATTGACAAAAAGATTAGAAGTCGTTCATTAACTCCAGATGATGCTTTTGAAGCAAGCAGAAGAAGAGATAAGAAGCGCAAAAAAATTGGCAAAACACCAGACAGTTCTGGTGAGTCAATGCGCTCTAGGGCCGCACAAAGACTAGACAGACTTGCAAACAGACTCAGCAAACCAAAAACTGATTATTCTGTACTCCCAAATGAATCCGCAAAAAATAATAAACCTGTTGGCGTTAGACAACGAGCCAGGTCTGTTTCCCTAAGCAAAACAAACCCTCGTAGTTTGATGTATGGAAATATAGTCCCATCGCAAAGAGTTGCAAAAACAATAAAAGATTGGGATGCCTATACCCCAGCAGAACAAACTTCAATAGAAGACTCAATGAAAAAAGCCAGAGCAAGGCTTGAGAATGGCTGGAGAAAACGAATAGGACTGAATCCATCAGATGACCTAACCGAAGAGTCAATTGACCAATGGATGTCAAATTTGGCAAAAACCCAACCAAGAAAAGCTGCAATAATAAAAAACCAAGCACACAACATAGTCGTAATTGACGACTTCCTTGACACGACAGAACCGCTTTACCCAAAAAACAAAAAGTCCGACTGGGCGTCTCTCAAGCCTGGTTTGAGGGAATGGATTTTGGAAGATGCCGGCTTGCTTTCAAAAAACAAAACTCAAACACCAAGACAAAAACCATCTGCGCCAACTGCCCCAAAAAGACCTAAGAAAACAAATCAGCCAAACCTTCCAGTTGACACAAACCCACCAGACGCTCAAGATGTTGCCCCACAACCGACAGCGCCGGATGATGTTGATGCTGTTTCAACGGAAACAGATACCCCAGAAGTGCTTGATGTTAACTCTGCTATTGACCCAACAAATGATGAAGTTACAAATGTCGTCATTCCTGCTGTTGAACATGGAACGCAGGATGCTTCAGAAAACGCTGGATACGTAATTGAGGAATACACAGGTCTATTGCGTGACCCAATATCTGGTCAGTATCAAGAGGATTATGCAGATTTCCCGATATCAATAGATACCGAGTTCACTCCGATGCAACCATACCCTCAGATGCAAAGGTCGGCCAAGACTGGTACGGAAATAATTTCTTATCCAAAGATAAAATCAAGTGTCGGCGGTCCTGGCGGACAGGACCGTTTTATTTCTTTGGCTCCCAATACTCACGAATTCAGCGTGGGCTCATATAAAGAATCAAGAGATGCCATCTGGGAAAGCCTGCCAGACAGAGTCAAAAAAGAATATCCGGGTTTAATAATTGTTGATATACCACCAAACGCAGACGGCACACCAGGAACACCAGATTCAGTAAGAAACGCAGATGGTGACCAGTACTTCAGTACAAGAAGAAGTTATTCCAGGAATGGCTCTGCAGTTTCAGGTATGGATGGAGACAAGGCACCATCTCTTCCACTGTTTATTGCAAAAGACAAAAATGTTGGTTGGAGCTATGCGGTTACCGATGCTTCCAAGGTGATGGAAGCAATAAACGGAGCATTGGCATCAAACGATGGAAACGCATGGTACAAGGCATGGCAGGAACTAAAGAGGGCCCATTCTGACGCAGTCAGCTCAAGAGACTCAGCCTTGTCCGATTGGAGAAGAACTCCTAAGAATAATCAGAGACAACGAAGAGAATTTGTCCTCAATGCACAACTGGCAGAGTCGCTTGAAGAAATATCAGAAAAAGTATTTCCTTCTGTTTTCCCAAGAATAAGGGAATCCATTAGAGAAACTATGGTGAATTCTGCGAGAATAAGAAACAAGCTGGCTGTTGCAAGAGTGAAAGCACAAAAAGATGGAACCCGAGTAGTCGGCGGAGTTGACCCGACACTGCTTGCCCCACTAAAAGGTGAAGATGGTAACTTAATCCTGAGAACACCCGACGACATAATGAGTATTTTTAACACAAACAGAACATTGGGTCTTTTTGAACAGCAGCCATTAGTTTTGCAGCCAGGTGAAGAATATCAAACATCAACTTTGTCGGAAAATCAAATTGATTTCTTTAATACAGTACAAATAGCTCGTGATTCAATGATTCACTACGAAACTCTAGAGAATCTAAATAATTACGATAAAGCATCACACACTGCGGTTCATGGCCTAAACGGATACAACGAGCCTACCGTTGTTGTTTCCACCGATGAAGCTGAGTCGCTTTTGAAAATGTTTGATGATAACGACCAGCCAATGTTTATTCCTATAGTGAGAGGAATACAAAGAGCCAAAACTGGCAAAAGCCAAAAAGAAATGGTATTGGACTACATATTCAGGGACAGGTATGTAACCGCAGGAGAAGGTGCTTCTGCAGGTGGAGAGGGCGACAACTTCTCCTCTGCCGTTCGACCCATGACTGGATATCACGGTAACAGGGAGGACATGGCTACGATACTCGCCCTAGTACCGCGCACTGGAAGAATAACTGGTCGTTCGGAAATGAATGTTCTGGCGAGTCAAATAAAAACCTTGACGAATTTTCTCAATGCAAAAATAACCCGCGAAGATGGACATGCAAAACATGGCGGTGAGAGATACAGCGACGACAATGCGGATACATATTGGGGACAAATATCAGTTAATGCACTTCCGATGCCTGGGAATGCTATTTGGTCAGACCCCGCCTCGGTACAAGCTCTCTATACGTCAATTATGGCTGGCTTGTCATCAAACAGGCCAGCCGGCAATGAATTCTTGTTTGAAGTTCCAGATTATATGGCTAGAACCTTCTCCGGAACAGATTATCTTGAAAATATAATTGGTGGGCAAGACTGGTTTGCCGCAACAAGAAATGAAATATTTGGATGGTATGTACAGCTAGAAATTGCGAAAAATGCCCTTTACGCAATGGGGCTTACAGATGAGGACGAGCAGGTAAAACGCCTGTTTAGGGGTCAGCAATATATACGTCACCTTGATGATGAAGTGCTTTTTGCACCGATACTTGGTATTGATTTATACCTGAGTAGCAGTTCGGGGGCATTCAACCTTGACCCAGTTAAGCAATATTTACGTATTGCCCCTGGCAAATACGATGAAGAAAACCATATAATGGTTACAAATAGAAGTGGATTGATTCTGCTAAATGAGGCAACATCAATTGAGGATTCAGAAGAGTTGCTGGGAAGAATTGTAGTAACCAAAAAAGATGGAACGACACACACACCGTACAAGCGATAGGCGCAAATAATGGAAACAGACACACAGGAGCTTTTTAAAAAAGCAATAAAAGATAAAAATTCTTTATCTAAAAATGAAATTTTAATTCTTGACAACGCAATCGAGAAGATGACTGAAGACTTTGTGGCGATGATGGAATTTGCAAAGTTTCCCCCACTGTCCTACAGGGATTCTACTGTAGGGAAAAACTTTAAACGAGAAATTGAAAAAGAGTGGTCACTTTACACATATGGAGATAAAGCTTACGATAAATTTTCTAGCATTGAAGAAAAATTTGATGCGGAAATTTCGGAAGCGGATATATACAGGTCAATGTCAATTACTCCAGAAAAAGCAGCTTTGCAGTTTTCAAAAGATATCGGTATTGGGGATGACAGGTCTGTTCTTCAGTCATTTTCGTACTGGGACGGCGATGCGGATATTCCAACATGAACGAATCTGACAGAAAAAAACAAGTTTTAAAGATTGCTCGATACATGGGGTGCCGTGGAGCACATAAAAATGAAAAAGGCGAATGGATGCCGTGCGCTGACATGCAAACACTCCAAAGACTGAGCAACGAGGCAGAAAACGACTCTTTTTTGGAAAAGTCGGAGTTGGAGGAAAAATCATCCAACTACACAAAGCCTGAATTAAGAGAAGGAATCAAAAACAGGATTATGGCTGGCTCAAGAGGTGGAAAACCTGGGCAATGGTCAGCCAGAAAAGCCCAGCTTGTAGCACAAGAGTATAAAAAAAGAGGTGGCGGATACAAGGGCGGAAAAGACAAAAAGCAAAGGTCTCTTTCTAAATGGACTAAAGAAAAATGGACAACCTCTGACGGTAAGCCCGCAATAAGGACTGGTGGAACAAGAAGGTACCTTCCATCAAAAGCTTGGGCAAAACTTACGCCTGGACAAAAATTGGCCACAAACAAAAAGAAAAGAAAAGGCAGCGTTTCCGGTCAACAGTTTGTAAGAAATACCGAAGCCGCTGCGCAGGCAAGGCGAGAATCCACAAAATCTCACCAACCGATAATCTTGGTTAAATCCAAGATAGTAGAACGACTTGAGTCAATAGACAATGGCTCCCCAAGAAAAGCAAAAAGAAAACTCCGTGGTGCTAATTGGGAAAAACTCAATGAACGTGGTCCTGTTGGAATATCCTCACTTGATGGTGGTGGAATTGTTTCTGCGCCAGTTTTATCTAAACTTATTGACATTGAACACAGGGTCCCATCAAGAAGGAAACTCAAATCCCACAAGGGCTTATACCTGAATGAGAAATAGTCGGCTATATTTGTTGGTACGATAAACGCGCTTCAAATTAGTGAGACCATGAGGGAAAATGACCAACGATTTTGAGCAGGGCGACTGTTGCCCTATAGAGAACGAGAGTCAAGAGAAGTCTCTCAGCTTTGGCTCAAGGTCAATCAGACCAGGCTCAATTGATGCGTTTACAGACAAAGAAGTAGCACGACAGAGAGCAAGACAGCTGGGCTGCATTGGAATTAGGCAGTACAACTCGACAACCGGCGGTTTCGTATGGATGCCCTGCACCAATGAATCAGACTACAGAAGAGTGACCGGTCAGAGCCCGCTTGGCAGAAGAAACCAAGACAGAGATTTTGCGCAAAGAGTTAGACGTGTAATAAACAAAAAGACAATTGAAGAAAAGGCTCTTGGACCAAATGTTGGTCAGGCAATTGGTGTTACTCCAAGAAACATGGACCCGACAACGGCTGTTGACGCAGACAAGGACAGGTTGGTCCTTGAGGGTATTGCTGAAATAAACTTTGGGCGTGGAATACCCGACCCTACGCCTGGGGGCAATCAGGTTGAAGGTGCGGTTGAAGCAGCAACCACAAATTTTGAAAACATCGTTAAACCCCAACCAAGAATAACTCCAGCCCTACCCGAAGTAGACATTGATGAAATGCCAAAACCAAGGATGTCGCCCACGGAAAGACCTAGGGCGCCAAGAGAACCAAATAAGCTTCGTCCGAAACCAGACGCAGCCGAAGGAAAACCAACAGGTCCGGTCGGGGCAATTTCTTTTGGACACAAGCCAGTAGGGGAAAGAAAATACGGCTCTTATGCCAGCAAGGTTCCAGAAGAGTTTGACCTTCCAGAAGAGTCAATATTAAGAAACAAAATACTAGACATAATGTATGGCGAGGAAAGATTTAATGATTCTTCCTACTATGTAGAAGAAATCAAAAAAACGACAAAAAAAGCAAATGAAGCGGGTTTGGCAAAACTTAAATCAATTATTTCACAAGAAGGACTTGCATCACAGCTGTTTGACGAAGAAACTGCAAAAGCAGCCACAGAGTGGTGGGACACAGAATTTGAAGAAATTGCATCACTTTTTCTACAAAAACTTAGGTCTTCGGACTTAGAAGAAATTGATTTTGATGCAGCACTTAATGAGTACCAAAAAATAGCATCCATATCAATAGGGGATGGACAAAACGCACGATTGCGTGTATTGGACGGCATGTATCCCAATTATGGGAGTTATGGACTTCCAAGCGATGTGGGTTTTGACGACTCTGTGGCAATGGTAAATTTTTTGAAATCTGGAGATTCGCTTGCATCGTTCGGTTCTAGAGCAATATTTGAATCAATGCAAGTTGCAACAATAGAAGATTATTTTCCATCTTATATGATATTTGGAGAAAAACCAACCGAAACGATGAACGACTTAGTAAGACATCAAATGTTCCGCAGTCTTTTTGGTTTTGCGGAAAAAATAAGAGAACTTTCCGACGAGCAAGCAGGAACACAGCTAGACAAATCTCTACTTGGCGCAGTTTTTAATGCATTTGCGATGTCAATGTTTATGCGTGGCGGATTCCCAACCGCCAACGAGGGAAGCGACACATACACACCAAAATTTGCAGAAAACGCAGATTCATCATTTGTTATTTTTAGATTTGCAGAACTCGCAGATGCTCTTGACACAGTACTAGTTGACCACAAGGAAGCCCTATCAAGGGCTCGCTCCAAGGTAATTTCATCAAATAAAGAAATTGCTGTAGAAAAAATACAAGAAAGACTAAGTCAAGAAACAGATTCTAATTTGCCAATTAATAATTTTGAATTTGTAAGAAGCATAGATTCAAGAGATAATGTTAAAATTGCCAGTAGGCTTGCAGTGCTGTCAAAGTTGTCAGATGAAGAATTGATTGGTTTTGCCCAAAGGCTTTCTAAGCGCGGTTTGTTTAGACGCAACAATCAGGCGAATAGTTTCATTGATGAAATGCAACCACTTTCCCTTGATGGTGCATTTCAAACAGCGGAGCGCGTAACAGGGTTGTCAAGTGGAAAAATAAATTTATTAGATTTGGCCGGAGCGCTTTACACGCCCGATTTTTTTGATGGCTGGATGAACAGAGACGGAATTTCGCAAACATGGGAATCGTACCTAAAATTTGGTAAGAGTTCAAGAACATACAACGCTCTGAAAAAAATGACACCAGAGCAAAGAGCAAGATTTCTTGGTTTAGACGAAGACATGGCCGAAATGTTGGTTAATTCAGCTCAAGAAGATATGTCTCGATGGACTGACAACGAAACAATAGCGTCCAGAGACCTCCTAGATACTCTTCAAGAGCTTGGCATGGGAGATTCTGAAGACCTTAAATTGACTCTGCCGCCATCTTTTATGCATCCGAGCTACCCGTTGCAATACGGGAATTCAATAGTAAAAGCCTTATCTCACCCTATTGAACAATTTGTTTCATCACTAAATCTTAGGGACATGCAACTTGAAGAGATATGGAATAACTCGCACACCAACGCAAGAAAACTTGCTATTGACGGTCTCGTCGGAGACAGTCAGGAGACCGCAAAAGACACTGCGTTCAAGATTGCTTCATACCTGTTTCCAGACACATGGCTTTCGGAGATTAGCGAACGAGAAGCTTCTCCTCGTTACCCCAACGAAGTACCGACTGTCGAACTAAGAAGGCAACTTAATAGATACGACCAACCAGGTAGTTCTTTTATTGATTTTGCAATAATGGCAGATAAGCAAGATAACTCAAAAAGAAATACGGTTCTTGAAAGAAACGAACATCTTATAAACGCTCTCGGGATAATAGGCACAGCAATAAGAACTCTTGGTGCATATGGCGACGAAGTAGACACAATAGCGACCAATGTAAAACAAATCAACAACTCCGTGGCGTCTGAAATATTGGAAGAAAATGGAGAATCATTTTCTGAGATGGTTGATGAGTATATGGATGGAGCCCCTTTTGCATGGGGTCCTAGCGGGGCAATGGCAAATCGTTCCGGTTTTCAATATTCAAGAGAAAAAAGAAAGTCTGGTTCCTGGAGCCCCCTTGCGAATTACGCACAATCAAGCATGTATTTGGATTATAGAAATAAAAAAAATAGAAAAAATTTAGACATAGCGAATTCCATTGATGCAAGTCAGCAGGAAGTATTCGGCGAGATATCCGAATTGATGCTGACACTAAGGGAGAGGGTTGCCAACAATACCCTCAAGCTTGCTGATTATGCAAAATCGTACGACCAGAAAACTGGAACCCTTTCACTTGATTTCTACAACCCAAAAAGACCAACTTCGGCACTTGGGGATAGCCCAGGATTACTCAAATCAATAACAATGCTTCTTGCGATAGCTACAGCAAACTCAAGAAACGGCAAGGAGCGTTCACAGGCCAGACAGGTATTGAACGAATTGCTTGATTGGGCAGAAACATACTTGCCACAGTATTCAAGAATAAGACCAGGTAACAATAAAGAACTGTCCGAATTAATTGCAAACGGCCCAGTCGGAAGAATGGGTGTTCAAGAAGCATACGAAGCAACAGAAAATAAAAAATACAAAACCCTTAGAGGTAGACTAAACGCTTTTGAAAATAAATCACAGAGTATTATTTTTGATTCCGTTGCAGATAGGAACCCAGTTTCAAAATTAAAAGAACTTGAATCAGAACTTGATGACATAATTTCAGAAGGATGGATGAACAGTAGGGTTCTCGCAAGTCTTTTTGAAACAATTTCAGGCCACATGGACGACGCATTTGAAGAAGGTATTTCCGAAAGAACTAGGAAAAGAATGCGTCCAGTTTTTGACGGATTTGCAAATGTAATGAAGGCAAAATACGACAAAGATTATGCAGAAGCTTTTGGAATGATAAGTCTTGATTCAATCCAGAGAAAACGTCGCAGAGCAAATTCCAGAACAAGACAAGAAACACGAGACTCGTCACCAGTTGGCAGTATGGCGGCTGGATACTCTCCTACGAGGCTTGATACAGCAGAAATGAACAAGGACTCTCACCTCACCGAAGAGTTCAAGAATAGGTGGGTTGCTATTGACGAAAGCAATCAAAAGGCCGACGAAATACTTAGCTCCAACAATCCAAGTCTTGTAAGTTTCCCTGGAAATGACATAACTTTTAATTGGCAAAATGAAAGTTCAAGACTCAAATACCTGACGACATCTGACAAAAATAGATTAATCAAAAACTTTATCAGAAAACCAAATGGCGCATCTTTCCCTTCAAGGTTACGAAAAACGCAAGAATTAGACTCTTCCGGGTTGTTGGAAGAAATTGGCGTCTATGGAGAAACTTTTGAAAAACATCCGTTTTTTGTAACTTTTCATGGTGATAAATTGGTCAAGTTTGCAACCAGCCCTAGTGATGTGAATGCAGACGCAAACACTATTAAGAAAATTCTGGGAGCAATACACCCAGAATTAAATCCAGAAACATTTGAGGCAATTTATCAATCGTGGATAAGAAACCCATTTATCACAATTGACACTAATGATGGAAAAACCGTTGGTGTTAGGTTTGGCCTAAATAACAACGACACAGAAATGAGAAATGAACTCAGAAAACGCATTCGTGATGTTTATGATTTTGTTTCACGTATAACCGGCGGGAAAGTGCCGAAAGCACAATATCCAGCAGAAAAAGAAAGTGCAGCAACGGCCGAGGCCGAATTCCCGCTAACAATGAGAGGTCTTGCAAATGACTTCTTTAGGAGAATACAGCCTTCTCTTTTGAATCGTGGTCATTCAATTGAGTCACTATCTAATATTTTTAACCAAAATGCCGAAGAAATGGCATTGCCGGAGATTGCAAACCGTGAGCAGCTATTAAAGTTCCTGCAAGAAAACTTTCCTGGAATCATCAAAAATCTAAAACCGGAGTCATCAAAACTTGACGGTTTGACTAGTGATGAAGTTACCGAAGCTGTGGAAATAGTTTCAATGCTCAACGATGGAACAAGAGTTCTTAATTTTGGAGAAATAAAACAACTCCTTAGCACCAAAGAAAATGGCTACGAGCTTTGGACCGATGATGCAGTTGAAGAAGTTATCAACACGGTGAACAACTACACCTCGGTCTCTGGTGGCTCGCAGCTGATAGAGACTGGGCCGGTGGGAAGAATGAGTTTGCCTGGGGAGAAGCCAAGCGAAATACTCAGAGACGAGTTTGAAGCTGCACGCATTCTTCGCTCCATGCAAAAAGCAAAAGATATGACCCCCGAGGAAGAAGATGCCTATAGAAAAGTGCAATGGGCTCGTCAGGAGCTTGAGAATGTAGTTGAAGAGGACTGGGTTAGATTTGGGCCATTTGACCTAACCAATGCCTATCGCCCTCTTGCGGAGAGACAGTCTGGAAATCTTTCGTTATACATTAGGTCGCTTGGGGATGAAGCTGCCATGGACATGTTTAAGGAAATATCTTCAAAATTCCCCGATACAGAAAAAGAAGAATCAATCAGTGATTTTGAGTCAAAAATTAGAACTGCTTTATCCAAAGCTGCTCGTGGAGATGAGATTACTCCAAATTATCCAGACTCATGGCCGCCGGAAATGCTTGATTCAGACTTAAACGAAATACTTTCACCAAAAGAAATGGCTGCTGTTGCACAAGTCGAAGATGCGCTAGACAGAGAAACCCTGGTTTCAATGCTTGGTGGCGAGCTGCTTGGTTCAGACCCAGAAGAGACAAGACAGGAAATATTAAGAATTGTAGAGTCTCTTCCAAAAATTAATGTTCCTGAAGAAGACGGTTCTTCTAGTTCTATAAAAACCCCAGAGCAAATGAGTCAAGACATATTGATAGAAGCATTTGATGGAACTTTGGCTTCCGCAAAAGAGCTAGTTGATTCCATGTCGGAACAACAGCTTGATTCCCTAAGAAAATCTTTCCCTATTTCTGATTATGCAAAAAATTCTTTTAATATTCAAAATCTTCAAGTGCAAAGAGCTTCGTTAATTAGACAAACATCCGTAGCCATGGCCAAACTTTCGCAGACGGAAGATGGAAGAAACAAGATAAGACAACATTTGACAGAAGTTGCCGACCTTCTCCCCGATGGAACAAATGAATTGCTGAGAAAAATACAAAATAGTGAAATTGAAGAAGAAGATGCATATGAATCTCTTTCTAGATATGTTGGCGATTCAGAATCTACGCAGCCGGTCTCAAAATTGTGGTTCAACACGGCAGCACCATTGTTTTCTGCAAATAACGAAACATCCGATTTACTAAAAGTTTTTGAAAACGACAAAAAAAATCAAATTAATAAATTGTTCGCAGAAATTGCTTTTGCAGAAATTAATTTTTCTGAAGAATCTCCTGAAAAAATAAAAAAACAAATACAGGAATTTGTTCAAACAAATCCAGTAGACGGAATTGGTTCTAGAGGTATTTATATTGAACCAACCACCGCCGGCAAAACACAAAGCGCACTCGAGAAAAAACAATTAGAATTAATATCAAAATATGACGGAACGTCAGAGTCCGCAAAAGAAATAATTGACTCACTCACAGAAGAACAGGTAAGAAAACTCTGGGCAAAATACATATTCCCAAGTTTTTATAGAGTCACTGGAACTGGACCAGGCTCATTTATTAGAAAAAGAAATCAAAAAGCTTCTGCGGAAAGAGCACAGCAAGTACTAAATAGGCTTGAGGATAAGTTCAAGAATTCCATTTATGGTTTGGGTGGTTTCGTTGATGCAGACGGATACTCCGCCGATGACGTAAATATGTTAATTTCCGATGCAATTGAAAACTCTTTTGGCGTAGCTTCATTGGAAAGTTTAAGCAAAGAGGAAAAGAAGGAGTATGTTTCCCTTGTCGGATATTTCCTTTCCGGCGGCAGGTCTTTGCTCGTAAAAGGAGAATATACCGAAGCTTTGAGAAAAATTGATTTAGAAAAAACCCCAAAATCCATACAGCAAAGAAAACTTGAGAGAATTGACAATGAACTCTCCGAGATACTAAATGATGCAGGCGACAAAATGGATGAAGCCGTTTCTGATTTGTTGGGTGAGTATAGAAACATGTCTCCAGAGGAACTTGAAATTCTTCGTAAATTAGAAGAAGAATTTGGTGACACCAAAGATGAAAGCACATCTCAAGGGGGTGAATTTGCTGATGCGCCAGACGACTGGGAGGATAATGACCCATTTGGTCCTGTCGGCTCAATGGCAAGAAAGCCAGATGGCTTAACCGAAAAAGCCGAGGCACTTCTTGATGCGAACTTAACCCCTCATAAAAAACATGACCAAAAAGCACAAGATGAATTTGCATATGTTGAGCAAGCGGCAGCGCTTGAACTTAGAAAACTTGGCTTGGAAACACCTGGAGGATTCTTCTATACAGACTCTATTGATGATGGAATTGACCCACGAATTGAGGCTTCGTATGTTGCCGAAATAAACAAGCGTGTTGATGAGCTTTTCGAAAACAGCGAGTTTAGAAGAATGAAGAGTGGCAAGCTTGTTTATATTCCACAAAGACTTATTGGAGGGGAATCAGCAAGTGCAGAAGATGAGTTAATACCATATAACCCAGAAATGGATGAAGACGAATCACTACGTCCATCAAACTTTAATCCAGATAGACACCCAATAGCATCCGCCCTGAATGAAAGATATGAGTCATTTATCGGCGGAAACAACAACCACTTTACTAGGGATTGGTTTGGTGAAAATGGAAGATATGGAACAGATGCACAAAATCTTCTTGGGTTAATCAATAACGAACCCGGGCTTATTGACATGGACAAGATTTTGACTTATGTTCAAAATCAAAGTGGCTGGATTGAGGGTGAGGACCTTGAAGAGTCAATGAGGGCTGCCGAATCGATAAGTATTCCTATTGTTCCCGAAAGATACAGGTCGGGCGGCAGTAGATTCGGAATAAGTTCATTTTCTTCGCAAAGAAGGCTTAGTGCTACTGAAAAAATAGAACTTGACAAACAGAAAAAAATAGCTCGCTCAAAAGCAAAGTCAAGCAAAGCTCTCCGCGATGGCTGGCTAAACGACATGACAACTGGTTTAATGCTTAGCGAATCAGAAATAGGTTTGCGTGATGGATACTACCCGGATGCAGTCTTGGCTGGAATAAAATCCGCACTTCGTGAAAATGGGCAAATAGATAACCTTGATTCAGTAATAAGAGCCGCAAAAAATGCATCTGATTCTCGTTCTCAGGCAGAATCAAGAGTAAAAGCTTTGGCAAGAGTTATTGAGATTACGCAAAATTCGGGTGATTTGATTAGCGAAATATACGACATTGACAATGCCATAAATGAGCTTGATGATGCGGCAGACAGAACATCACGCCAGTACCAGGAAAGAATACGCTCCCAAATTCTTTCAAGAGTAAGCGCAACTGCATCATTGATAAAAGCAAGAGAAATGTTTATAGCAGACCAAAAAGAAAAAATTCGTTCAAGAACAATAGCTCCAAGAGATTATCTAATTTCAATACAAGAATGGGATTCTCGATACGGTCCACAAATTCTTCAAATGCAAGCCGAAATACAATCATTTTCTACAAAAGCAGAAGCCAGTTCTCGCACTAGATACGACATAATGGTGCAAAAAGATGAGCTACAGAAAAGAGCAGCAGAGCTCAAAGACATGGTTGCAGACTCAGCAAGATATATGAATGTCTTGATGGCCCAAAGAGCGGTAAACGAAGCAATGAAGAATCTTGCCGACAATAACGGCGACGGAGTAGCTGGTTCTGGTCCTGTCGGTAGTATGAAAAAAATTGGTCGCTTATTTGGTGAATCTGGTGTGGTGAGTGGTTTTGATGAAAATGTTGATGATACTTCAAATGTTTATACTCCATTCAATATATCAATGACCAAAAAAGAAAAAGCATTAAGTAATGTGATTTTGTCTCAATTGCGTTCTGTTAATGGAATACAAACAATTGACCTAGTAGAGAATAGAACTGCTCGGGCAAGACAGAGAATTGAGTCCTACAGACAGAGCGTCCAGTCTTCTCCGGTCGGGGCGGTTAGGGGTCTGTCAAACGAAATACAGGACATTCCCGAAGTGCTCAAGAGCGTATTGCAAGATGAATACAATCGCTCAATTGGCAAAATGCTTGCATTTGAAAACGAAAACGATATTAGAAGCCTAGTTAATGCTTCTTATACCCCTCAGTTAACTCCTAATCCAATTGGTCCATATGTCATACGGCCATATGATGACCCATCAGTTACCTTGGAGCCTGAATCAAGTGGGTATTTTGGGTATGAGGAGATGCTCCCACCAACCGACAAGAGACTGCGTATTTATTACGATGCATTACGCAAAGAAGTTGAACGGGTTGGCGGTTTTGTAATAAATCCTGGCGGTAAATCGACAAACGACGAAGGCAATAACCATAAGTGGGTTCAGGGTATGCCTGTTTATCATCAGGCAAATGTGGATGCAGTACCATCAATCATCAAAAATGGTTTAAACAGCCGTGATGCCATGCGCATAGACGGCTCGCAGTCGCCTATTGACAAAACCAAAAAAGTTCCATCCGGGAAAATATGGCTTGCATCAACTCCCGCAATATGGGACGAACAGGCTCCACGTCAATTTGATGGGATAGTTACTATGAGAATCATGCCCGACGCAGATATGATTTCCACCCTAAATAGACACTATGCAAAAAAAGAAAAAAACTGGGACGGACTTAGCAGAAGTCCAGATTATTCAACAATTGAATTATCTGATGCAAATATTTCCCCTAAGACAATAGAGATTCTCAACGAGCAGGGAGAATGGATTCCATTACTGAAGGCATATTTTACGACTTCGCCAGGAATGCCATCGAGGACATCTCAAATTCTTAACGAAATAGATGGTGGTGCGGATATATATTCCCTTGCAAGAAAAAACAATATGCCGATTACGGAGATTTTTTCAATTGCAGCAATTAGGGAATCACTTTTGGCGAATGTTAAACACGATATACAAAAACTGACCCTTAGACAACTTATAAATAAATACGGTTTTAGCCAGACAAGACTTATAAACGCAATTGATGCTTCCAAAAAAGCTAACAAATTTAGAAAATCATACTCGCAGATGATGAAAAGATTTAACGAATTAGCACCAACAAACACCCTTGCTTCGTCGTACGAAATTCTAAATGAAGAATTTCCAGAAATTACAAAAATAAGGGGAATGGGTTCTGCAGCCAAGCTAATTACACTTAATGATGAGTTATTAGATTCTGTAAGAGAAAAAATATCTAGAGCAATGAGACTTTTTTCAGACTACCCAAACATGGTTCCCCGTGTTGCAGCAGGCCTGACTGGTATTAGTCAGGATTCAGCCAAGTCTATTTACAAGGCTTTACTAAATGATGAAAATAGAACTCCAAGGCCGGTGCCAACCGCTATCCGGGCAAGTTCACCAATGCCCGCCGACTGGGACTACATGACATATGGAGAAAGACAGGATTGGCTCAGTTCGGATGAAGCAAAGCAGAGAATGGGCGCTCGAGCCAGAGGCTTTGCCGCGCAGCGAAATGCAGAAGACATCGAATCATCTGGTTCAATGGATGGCCCATACGGAGCCATTGCTTCAGCTTTGAAAAAAGCAAACTTAGACAAAGATATCTATGGAACAAATTCAAGTGACGAAAATGGAGTCAGCCCGACATTCTCCTGGAGGGGTCTAAAGGACTCAGACTTAATTAGAACTGGATTTTTGTCAACATCAAAGTTTATTGAATCTATCCCAAACTTGCAAACTCTTAATGATGAAAATTTTGCGGTATTTTTAAACACATCGCCAGCTATTGCCCAAAAACTTAGAAGTGGTAAATTCAATCTTTCTTTTAATGCTGCTAGAAAGCTTGCTTACTCAATAGGAAAAAATCCAGAAAATATATGGCCTACATATGCTGCGTCAGAACAGAAAAATGGCCCGGATGGCGACCTTCTTTGGATTTCAGGCAACTGGTCAGAAATGAAGCCAGTGTTTGAATCAATTGAATCAGGACAAAATGATTCGGAAATATCGGGAGCACTTGGGCGCGCAATTAACCCCAAAATGGCAACTGCTAGAAAACTTGCGACCAATGGGAAGCTTGAAGATTTCTACAAACAAGTTGGAAAAAAGAATCCAAGCATTGATGAAGTTTCTAAATTTATGTCTTCTTTAATGCCAGAATCAAGAAGGGAAACTGTTGCATCTTTCGCTAAAGCAGGGTATAGCGAATCTGAGATTGTTGAAACAACTGGATTTAACCCAAACACGGTAAGAAATCTTCTTCATGAACTGAGGAAGTCCGGTATGGCCCCATCCTCTATTGGCTCACAAGAATGGATTGCAAAGAATAGAAAAGCAATCGTTGATGACATAGAATCCGGAATGTCAAAGAGACAAGCAATGCGCAAGTATGGAATAGGCGCAGCTGCTTTGAACTCGGTAATTCAGCCAAAAGAAGAAAACGCAAGACCTAGGCAGTCGTTTAGAAATGCATATGAAGAAATGGCTTCTGGCCCTTCGGGTGCAATGTCAAATCGAAGAATAGCAAGTGATGCCTCCCAGTCAAATGGCCCAACCCCAGAATGGGACTCGGAAAATCCAGAAGTTGGAGTATTTCTTCCAGATTCACCACCGGTTATGGTTGGAAGCCCGTTTCATGGGCCAATTGAAGCACGTAGGTTCTCAGACGGAGAACCCAAAGACCAAGAAGCTTTGGATAAATGGTTCCCAGGTCTTGTAGATTTGCTCAAATATCATGTTAATGGTGGAGAGCTGTTTGATTCCTCGGTTGAGTCAGAAGAAGACGCCCCAAGCGTTTATGCAGAATCAGAAAAAGACAGAACCAAGCCAGTAAATGAAATGATTAGAGCAAATCAATTCCCTGGATTGATTAGGTCAATGCGGCACATGATGGGCGAATCCTACAAGCAGATGGTCGCCGAACAGCAGGCAATTGAAGAGTTCGGACCAGATGGGTATTCTGAAAGAGGAGATAGCGCACTAGAGCGAGAATACCAACCAGGTTTTATTGATGTTGAGTCAATCACATCTCTTGATAGTCCAATTGCAAAAGAAATCATGATGATTTATCGTTCTCTTGGAAGGGTTACATCGGGTTTTGTTCCTGGGGACTCAAGCTGGATTAATGATGCAGTTCGTTTGATGTCCAGAGATTCAGAACTTGAAAAAATAGGACTAAATGAGGATTCCCGAAACAAAATAAAAGAGTGGATGAGAACAGCTACAGCTCGTGAATTTAAAGCTGCGCAGGCCATGTCGGCAATTCACTCAATGATGATTGATGTTGTGAATGATGTCAATAGTGCAATGTTTCCCAATAATCAATTTACTGGCAGAACAGTTGCGGACGACCAGATGCTCGGATGGTATTTTGACAGAATTTTCAAAGCAATATATGACGAAGCCGATTCATCATTTGTTCTTGAGGATATATCTAGAGAAAAAGGTGACAGTTTTGTTCGTCTTAATCCAGAGCAAATCGAAAGATGGTATGACTCCACAAAGGACATTGGCGAAACAATGGCTGCCCTTTTTGCTGACGCAATAGAATTTTCTTCAACTAATTCAAAGTTTTCAGATGATTCGTTTAATATGCTTTCGGTTGCTCCAAGAAAAGCAGCAGATGGAAAATTCTCCATATACGGCCCGGACATTGTTTACAGCGGCATGGAGGATTCAAGACCATACAATAAGGCAGTTAAATGGTTTGCTAGACCTGGCACGGAAGAAGAAGTTGAATCCCTGTATGATTCTTACGAAAAATCTCCAGATGCTTATTGGTGGCAGGGTGAAGACGGCCAAATATCAACGACTGAGCCAATCACAACAAAAGACATTCTATCAATGGATTCTGGTGGAGAGTTCTCTGAATACATGAGAATACTCACTGAGTCAATTGCTGAATCACCAGACGAAAATGCCTCCGTAATTCTCAGACAGCTTTTTGGAATAACCCCGTCTGGTGGAACATCTCTAAATAAAGACGAGCTTGCCCTCAATCAGGCCTACTCTCAGCTGAGCGGTTTCCTAAGAGGAGAAGTTGATTCTCTTAAAGAAAACAGGACGAGAGTTTCGGAAAATATGACAATGTCTTCATATTTCCCATGGGTAAATTGGTCAAATTCATCAGATGCATACCCAGTAATTTCTGGAGACATACAGTCACTGCTTACCCCAGAGCAAGCAGAAAGATATGAGAAAATAAATACTTTTACACAAGAAAGAATAGATTCTCTTGATGGGGCAGCTAAAGCCGCATATCAAAAGTATGTGGAATTAGCAAAAAATACATCTGCCATTAACAATTTAAGAAAAACTCGTGGCAGATTAGACGAATCATTAAAACCATTAGACAAAGTTTTTGAAGAAATAAAAAAATTACAGGAGAATCCTGAAAACGCATCTGAAACAGTTGGCCTTCTTGCAGAATTACAACAATTTGCCGAAGAAATTGGTGCTCAGCAAATCGCCGACACAATTGACGGAATTGCGATGAAAATTTTTGAAGCGCTTCAGGGTAATGCAACAGATTATAATCCCAATTTTAAAGATGCAAAAACCCTTATGTTAAATTTAGTACAAAACGAATTTGCTCAATACTTGAAATTTTTTGATTCTGCTATGAGCGTAGGTGACGCTTTTGAAAAAATTGCACAATTTATTAAAGCGGAAGACAAAAAAACACGAAGAAATTCATTAATGCCAAGATACAAACGAGAAGTCATTGATGCTGCTCCAGCTTCTACATTCTCAACAGATTTCAAAAATATAAGAACTTTTGATTCTTGGCTAAATGACAACGGTTATGAAGATTTGACATACGAATACTACTCATCGGCAGATGAAATACCTAAAAATTTCTTTGGCGAATCTTCGGAAATAAATGATGACAGAATTGTTCCACCTGGTGATGGTCCCATAGGCAAAATGGCACTGAATAGATACACCAAACCAAACATCATGTCTGTTGTGCACGCTCACGAAGAAGCAAAACTTGGTAAGTCCAGTGAGGTAACAATACCCTACCTACTGCTTGGTCTTGCAAGAGAAAACATCGGTAAAAAGTCTGTTAACCAAAGCATTGCCGGAAGAGTGCTTAATAGACTGGGTATTAGTGTTAACGACCTACGTGACGCAATAAGTAAAACATTAACCCCAAGCACGAGTGATGATTCAGGGAAAGTTGCTTCTTTGAGTTTTAGCGCTAGAAAAACAATGATTAACTCAGTAAGGGAAGCCCTTAATCGTGGTGAAAACATAATTGATACAGAACACTTAATTGCTTCAATTGCCAGAGCAAAAGATGGAAGAGATGATGGTCTTTCCGAAATTCTAAAGTCTCTTGGAACCAGCAAGTCAGAGCTACTTGCAGAGAGTGTTTCCACAATGAAGAGATTCTCAATGGGTCGATTCCCCAACGAGAGTGGCCCAATTGGGAAAATGGGTATTGCGAGAGATGCTACTTTGCAAAGGGATAGAGAAATTGAAGCGCTTAGAGCTGATGAAAACGCATCAAACCTATGGTTCAACAAAGACAGAAACCCTGGAATCAGAAACAATACAGCCTCCGACTCGGAGCAAGTACAAGAACTACAGAGACTGATGGACTTGTATGTTTCTGGTGTTGCAGATAAGAGTATTTCAGCAAACGACTTCAGAGAAGGAACATCACCTTTTTCTTCAGACTCGATTCTTCCTACCAATTCCTCGCTTATATATGGAGAAATAGGAGAAGAGCCATCAGATATTATTGGAGCAATTGCATATCGTTCAAATCTGATAGATGCAATGATTGACCGTTCTGGCAAGGATTACAAGGATTACACAGACATTATTGCTAAAGCAAAATCACTCTTTAACAATGACAAGCACATTGAGCTATTCAATGATGATTCACCAACCGGCAGAATGTCAACATTTGATGGTTTAATTAAGTCCTATGAAGGCATATACGGCATGCCTACGATGCAACCTCAGGACGAGTACTACGAATCTGTTTATGGAACAAGAGACATCGCTTCGGACAGCCTAAGAAGAGCCGCCTACACGGTATCAAAGTACTCACCGCTAGATATAAGCAAAAACCTTACATCTGGCGATGACGATGATGTTGAATGGTCAACGAACAACTGGTCACTTGCCAAGAACAGGTTGATGCAGGCATCGGATGCCGTAATCGTAAGAATGAACAACAATGATTTGCGTTCTGCTGAAGTACTCATGATTGACAGGAAGAGTGGACCATTCACAAACGCAAAAGCACTTGTCGGTGGACTGCGAGATGGCAGCGAAGACTACATGACTACCGCCACAAGAGAAGGACTGGAAGAGGTTGGTATTGACCTTGAGTCTTCAATCGAAGCAAGACCGCTTGGCATAATAACCTCACCAGACTGGGACCCTAGGTTTGTAAAAGGTGCAAGAGTTGGTGCCGGTTTGTTTATTGTTCCATGGGATTCAAATGTAACAGCTGCTTCAGACGCAAAAGCTGCAAGTTGGGTACCACTTGAAGACATAGCAAGAGGAAAATATCCAATCGCATTTGGACATGCTGAGTGGTTGAGAAGAGCTGTTGCCAAAATGGGCAAAGATTACGAAGGCTCAAACTCCGCAGACCCATTTAGCGACTTGAGACTATCAATAGCGCTGAGACTAAACATACTTGCAAAAGCTCAAAGAATAAGAAATCAAAGAATACTTGCAAGAATAAACAAAGTACGTTCTGAAAAAGATGCAGAAAAATTCCTGCCCAACGACAAGATGCCACATCCTTTAATGCCGTGGGGTGCAGAATTTAAGAGCGACTCATGGAATCCAGATGGTCCTGTTGGCAAAATGGCAAGACCATCAAGACCAATAGTCGACAAGTCACTAGCTCAAGACCTTGGACTTCTTGACTATCAATCTGGATACTCGATTGATGAACTTAATTCTTCTAGTCCAATTCCTACATCTCAAAAATATAGACTTAGTGGGAATAAAGTTTCCGATGATAGATACAACGGACTCTGGATTCCGTATATGGAGAATAGTATTTCCAGAGTTTCAAAGCCCGAATTTAATGAAGGAAAAGAACAGCCAACCGTTTATGTGCTTGGTGGTTCTTCGGGAACTGGAAAAACTATCGCCAGAACTTCTGGATTTTCGGGGATACCCTCATACAACGATGCTGTAGTTATTGACCCAGACGATGCAAAAATGGTTATGCCGGAAGCACGCTACTGGTACGAAAGACAACTTCCCGACGCTGCCAACTTAACTCACGCAGAATCTCGTGCTCTGGCGGCTTCATTAATGAGAAGAGCCAGTTCCGAAGGAATTGATATGACCTACGATACAAGTGGTCAGTTCAACGACGGCAACAAAGACCTGATTAACTGGAGGAAGGCGGGGTACAAAATTGTTGCCCACTACTTCTTTTCACCAGATGATGTAATTCTAAAAAGAAACGCAGAAAGATTTGAAAGAACTGGAAGAATGGTCCCTGATTGGATTCCTCCAGTGATAAACAGAAATCTTTACTTTCAATTACCAAACCTTGACGCTTTCTTTGATGAGCTGTTTGTCTATGACACAACAAATGACCCGATGAACCCAATAATGGTTGCTCGAAGGGCAATTAACGAGCAGTTGGAAGTAATGGACCCCAAACTCTTTGATTTTGCCAATTTTGACAAAGGAAGGTAGTATCTAATCATGGCAAAAATGAACAGTTTTGGCAACCCAATGGCCCGTGAAGGGATAAACCCAATTGAGGCCTTGCTTTTGGCCGCCATGAACGGATATTCCCTTGAGGAAGCCGGACTTCTGGATAATAAGGAAAATCAGGAAATGCTAAAAATAGTCAATTTGAGCGTTGCTGAAGCTAGAAAAATTGGCGCAATAATTGACATACCCTCTTAGTAACATACATTCCCTACATAACTTTTTGGCGTGTTAAATTTGTAACTAAGGCATACGACGCTGGGTGCTTACCTGAGCAGTGTTGACACAAACAATTTCATAACCAAAATCTCAATAGGGAGAAAAAAAATGTCAGACGATTCACGCGTAAGAGAGCTTCAAGGAGCTCTAAGAGAAAAAATGGCCGACAACAAGACAATTGCCGACTCGTTCAGAGTTGACAACGGTACAGTTGTTGTGTCCGCAGAGCAGAAGTCAGCCTTTGATAAGAACATGGGCGACATCCGCGAAATCAAGAGCCTCATCGAGGGCCTTGAGTCAATGAAGGGTGTCCAGGAATGGGGCTCGCAACAATCATCGGACTCTGTAGCAGCAGCAGCAGCAGCTGGCGCATTCAGCGCACAGACAGAGCGTCATATGAGCATTGGAGACGCATTCGTTAACTCGGCTGAGTTCAAGTCGCTTCAAGGTGGAAAGAATGGCGCAAACATGCCATCAGCTTTCCAGATGAACACTTCGCTCACCGGCTACAACGTTAAGGACGTTTACTCAGCATTGCCATCAGGCACTCCTGGCTCGTTCGGAACAATTCAAAGAGACCCAATTGTTACGCCTCCAATGCGTACCAAGCGTGTTCGTGACTTGTTCCCAGCCCGCACAACTTCAGCAGCTGTCATTGAATACTTCCAGCACCTTGGCTTCACGTCAACTGGTGGCGGTACAAACAGTGCGTCATCTGTTGCAGAGCGTTCAGGTGCAAACTTTGGTGCAAAGCCACAATCAAGCTTCGTATTTGTTGGCCAACAGGCTCCAGTACGCACGCTTGCTCACTGGGAAGCAGCACACAGAAACGTTCTCGCCGATGAGCCACAACTGCGCTCAATCATCGACAACGAGCTGATGTACGGCCTTCGTTTGCAGGAAGATGACCAGATTCTGAACGGCGACGGCACAGGCGAAAACCTGACCGGCGTTCTTGAGACATCGGGCATCCAAACCTACGACTGGTCAGACGGCGAAAATCTGCCAGTTGTAGACACGATGGCAGATGCGATTCGTCGCGCTGCAACCTTGTCCTTCTTGGCATACTACGAGCCAACCGGCGTTGTTCTTAACCCACTTGACTGGGAAAAGATTGAATTGACCAAGGACAGCAACGGCCAATATTTGGTCGCTGTGTCAGTGGCAATGGGTGGCGAGCCACGCGTGTGGAGACTCCCAGTTGTTGAGAGCCCTGCAATTGCAGAAGGCACAGCACTTGTTGGAGCATTCGGCACCGGCGCACAGTTGTATGACCGTGAGCAGGCATCGATTCGCATCAGCGAGCAGCATTCGGACTTCTTCGTAAGAAACGCAGTTGTCATCTTGGCTGAACAACGTTTGGCACTTGCTGTCAAGCGTCCAGAGTCGTTCGTGAAGGTAACCTTCGACGCCGCTCCAGAAGCCTAATAGCTATTAAGCGGAAACCCGCTCATTCCTTCGGGAGTGAGCGGGTTTTTTGCTATATATGAGAAGATTAAGCATGAAAGAAAATGAAGCATTTTCATACATAGGCAAAATGCCCCTTTTTGAAAACTTACTCAAAAGCGTTCTGCCTATAACGCAAGAGGACTGGTTGGCTTATAAAAAACGCAAAACAGCTGGTGGTGCAGCTGCAGAAAATACCGACACAATACCTTTGGTCTACGATTTGAAGCATAGGCTCAACTCAAGTGTTTTGCACGAAAACCACGAACGGTTTAGTGTGTACATAGACGATGTTTTGCTCTATGCAAAACAACATATTGGTGATGTCACAGTACAGCAAGCAATGCTGACCAGGCTTAGGGCCGGCACGGTTATCCCCAGACACAGGGATAGGGGTCCATTGACAGCAAAAACCCACAGAATACATGTCCCCGTAATAACAAACACAGAATGCATTTTTAAAGTTGGGGACGAGTCAATGAATCTTGACGCAGGAGAAATTTGGGTGATAGATAATGTCAACAGATACCACAGTGTCAAAAACCTTGGAAACACCGACCGAATACACCTAATCATAGACGCTATCTAGTATGAGATAATTACTGCATGCAAAATCCAATTCTACAACTTATACAAAACCTAGTAAGTGGAGATAACTCTATTCTTGTAGAGGTTGAAAAAATGGAGCAAAAACCAAAACTTGCCGCAGAAGAAGCAGAGTTGGCTGATTCATTACTGAAAATTGCCCAGAAGTATGGGAAGTTTAATGAAGACGAAACTGGTATATGGGCCGGATATATCGATGCACGAGAAAACGAAGTTGCAAAAATAGGAGTCAAATGCTCCAACTGTGCTCTCTACGAGGGCAATGGCTCTTGCAAGATTATTAAGCAAAGCGTTGAACCGAATGGTAGATGCAGGTTTGCCGTAATACCAGACGGAGTCGTAAGTGGCATCGTGGATGGAATGATAAAGAAGGTTAAAAAATAATGGAAAGATTTTGGTATGGAGCTACAGTTTTAAAAGTTATTGATGGTGACACTATCGAGATTATGGTTGACCTTGGTTTTAACATTCACCACAAAATGAGAGTTCGACTTTATGGAATTAATACACCAGAGTCAAGAACTAAAGACCTAGCAGAAAAAGAAATGGGCCTGAAGGCCAAATCATTCACACAAGACTGGCTGACAAACCATAAGTGGGTTTTTGTTAACACAATCCCAGACAAGAATGACAAGTATGGTCGTATTCTTGCAAGAATATACAGCTCAGACAAAATAGAAGACCCATCTACTGCTTGTCTAAACAAAGACATAATCCAGTCCGGCTATGCTCGTGAGTACTTTGGCGTAGGCGATAAAACATGGACCGAATTCAAGTCCAAGTAAGGTAGTATTTCCTGATGGACAACAGTAGAGACACGCAAGACTCAATCGCAGATTTGAATCAAAAGATAGAGGTATTAAGGTCAGAGGTTGAGCATATGCGCCTGGCAATGAGTCAGCATAATCTTCCCAAGCCGTACAGCGTGACGATTACGCCAAACTCAACAGACAGTCTCTCGGAGCTAGTAAAGCCTGTTGCAAAACGTATCTCGGATATTGGCCTGCCTTCTATCTCAAAGATATTTGGCGGCACATTAGCTTCGGAAATTGAAACTAAAGATTTAAAAAAATAAATGTAAACATTTTGACATTAAATATCCCTATCTGCTATTTTTCTTTTTTCTACTGGCTCAAGTCTTCCGTGATGCTTTGCTTCTCCATCTTTCCTTACCCATGTCATACCGTAAGTGGAATCAAGATTCTCAGTCCCCTCTCTACGGAGAAGCCTTTCGGCCATTGACTGGAATGTTGGGTCGTCGCTTAGGTTTAGGTATGCGTTGTGAGACCAAGGGAGGTCATAGAAGGCAGGTGCATTAACCAGAAGTGCCCCCGCAGTGGTCCAGTGTTCTTCGATTCTCGGATTCTCGTTAACAACGGCTCCGGATAGGCAGTATGCAGGGACATTCATACCCACTAACGGTCTATTTACTTCAAGCATTTTTTCTATAGTCGAAGAATCAATTGACATGTCTGAATCTATGTATAACACTGCAGAATAATTCGCGACTCCATAGTTTAGTTCAGTGCAATCTTCACCCCAGTGGTGTCCACTGGTTATTCTGTGTCTTTGGGCGAACTCTCTTATTAGATTTCTGCCAGTTTCTATTCGAATCCACCTATTGCCGGATTCGACTTTTTTCTGCATGTCATTTATTGAATACGTCCAGTAGTCGCCATTAATTTCCTTCAGTGCTTCAATCACTTCGGTAAATGGCTCTATGCCTCTGCCGTCTAGCTCAAAGGCCGCAAACCATTTTACATTTGGAAACTTTCTGCAAATCTCAACCCTGTCGGCGAGCCAGTCCATATGTTCTTTTGCGTCACACTTCCAGGCAACTAGTGGAGTTCCTATAACAAAATGCTTATCATAATCAATTGGTTTTAGTACGGGTGATTCGGATAGTTTGTATTTGGGTTTGTTCAACTCTGCAACAAAATCTGAACAAACGCCTGAGTACTGAATCTTCCAATCATTGTCCATCTCCCACCAGGATAATTCTGGAAGCACCTTGATGCACTTCTCTGAACTCCTCTTCTTTCCAGGAAATGCCCAAATGTAGCCTCTGCTAGTAATCGTGTAGTCGTCCGTATTGTGGAAAAAACAATGCAAATTATGCCTCATAGCAAAAGCTAATGATTCTGAATTTTTACAATGAATCCATATTTGGTCAGTTCTGTCAATTAGCCATTCATGCGGAACTAGATATTGTGGACCATCATGACCTAGAAAGGAACCTGATTCATTAACCCACAAATCAACCTCGACATCAAATCCGTGTGCAATTGCTTCCTCTATATATGTTGGGTGATTTTCGAGTTCTGGCTTTGGACCGTTCAGGTTTCCTCTATGTGATATGTAAATCATAAATCCCTCGAGAAGTGAATGTCTGCTTCTTTACCGACATTATCAGGAATGACATTACACGAGAATTTGTTTGACTGAAGCCAAGAAACAATATCTTCAACCCTATTTTCATCGGTTTTATAAAGGTCAACCGTATAGGCACCTTCACATTTTCCTTTTAAAACAATATCTATCTTGTCCCCAAGACTCTTGAGAACCTTAAAATCATTTCCCTGCGCATCCACCCATAGGTAATCAATTTTCTCAATTCCATTTTCCAGTATGAAAGTATCAAGTCTTATGGTTTGTACTTCGACAGTATGCGTCACCTGGAAATCTGGTCTACCTTCCCACTTTTCGTGAATGTCATCAGCGAATTCATAAAGGGATGAACATCCCCAATCTCCGCCTCCAGCAATATTGAATACTTTTGTTGTCTCCTCCATGTCGACAGCCTTGCCAATGAGGTGGAAATTGTTGTTGTCTTTGAACCTATTTAGTAAGTGCTCTATTAGCTCCGGGGTTGGTTCAAATGCCCAGACTTCATTGTTTTTATTGTTAACAAAATTTGCTGTGTCATTTCCGTAGTTGGCACCAACTTCAACAATTACCGATTTCATTTGTTGTTCTCCAGGTAGTAATTCAGGTCTTCCGGCGTTCCAATTCCCCACATTTTAGGGACTTCTTTAATTCGAATCTTTTTGCCATCCTGAATGGCTTCATTAAATACTGGGCAGACATAAAACTCATTATTGGTTCTAATGTCTTTTTTAATCATTTGATTTGCATATTTAACATAATCAGAGCCATGCTTCCAGTAATAAATTCCAACAGTTGCATTATCTGAAATTGGGTTCTTTTCTGCAACCTCATCTACAAGACCATCGTCACCAAGTTTTGCGTAAGACCACTTTGGGTGAGTTGCCTTAAATGTAAGTATTCCACCGTCGATACCCTCAGCCCCAAATGCGTAAAGACACTCGTTGCTATTCCAGTCGACTATCTGGTCAGAGTTCGCCATTAATAATGGTTCTTCATTGTCTATCAATCCAGATGCCAATAATGTCGTGCAAGCAGCGCCATCCGTCATTCCATCAACCAGGACAATGTCGCACCCTGGTTTGATGAGTCCCAGAACCTGTTTCAAGTTGTATTTTTCGTAGTGCTCTTTTTGTACAAGGAAAATAAAGTGCGCATCTATGTTTAGGTTCTCGACAACTACCTGAATCATTGGTTTGGCATTAACATCAATCAAGGGCTTCGGGAACGTGTACCCAGCTTGCGCAAATCGGGAGCCGGCTCCTGCCATCGGTATTAAAACATTCATTTTTTCATTCCTCCACGCAACAGGCTTTTTGCCTCTATTTTCTATTTCATCAACAAAACGGATTAAACGTTCCTTGTTAAGGTCGGCAGCATTCTTTATTGCATGAAGGTTTGCGCCAGAACTAAGCGCACCCTCCCTGCCGATATGGGAATCCTCAATAATTATAGTATTAGCAGGAACTGCATCAAGGGAGACCATGCATTTCCAGTACATCTCTGGGTGTGGTTTGTGGTTTCTTACGTCCTCGTTGCTCATTATGTAGCTGACGTATTTGAGGACACCAATTGCATCTAGGGCGGTTATGACCGTATCTCGTATGGCGTTCGAGGCAACAGCAATGCGCCAGCCCTTTTCTTTGAGGGTCTGCATTATGTCAATTGCTACGTAATTCTTGGGGAAATCTGAGAGTATTTCTAGAGTTGCTTTTTGCTTGTCTTCCCAGATTTGCTGATGTTTCGATTCTGGGAGACCTTTTTCTTCAGTCAACATCTTCAACTTTGTTGTTGTCCCAAGACCGTCATATTTGGATAGGTGTTCCTCTTGCGAAATTATGTATTTAACATCAACCCTGCTTAAGGCAATATTCAGTGAATCGTAATGAACGTCGCGTGATTCAATCAAAACACCGTCAAGGTCAAAGATGACGAGAAAGTTATTTTTCATTTGGATTAGGTCCTGCATGCCTGTGCCACTTATTGTGACGAACAATGCTTTTTCCATTGCACTTCATTACATACTTATCACGAACACGCATTGACCATTCAACATCTTCTGCTTCGTTCCATCCACGTGATTCGTCAAGGGGTTCTTCAAGCATCACATGTTTCTTAAGAATAAAGAAACCACCAGATATATACATGTATTGAGTTTGCGTCCAGTCGTTGTAGTCAAGTGACCATGCTTGACCGTGTCCTGGTTTGTCCCATAACGACCAGTCCATTGGGTTTCTAGCGCCATTAATTAAGTACTGAGGACATGAGCAGATATCCCAGTCTGTACCAAATGATTTAAATTCTTCGTACCATTTTTCATCAAATAAGTGATAGTCATGCATTAATGCAATGTTCTCGTATCTTGCATGTTGTACAAGAATATTTTTTTTCCTTGTAATCCACTTTGGCTTGACTGACTCATTAAAGTCAATTTTTACAATGTCCTGTCCGTCTATTCCCGATGAGTCCCCACCTCCAACAATGAGTATCTCAAAGTTTGGAACACGCAAATTGCGAATATTGGCTACCATTTCGGCAAGTCTCTGCTTATCCTCGTAAACG